ACAAATCATTACTTGAACAAGCACTTCTTTAGCATGCATCGGCATCCCAAACTGCAATGGCTCATGGCCACAGCGGTGAGCCCGGGCATGGGCATAATGCGACACAACTGGATTGCACCCAAGAAGAAAGAAGCCGGTGCGTCGGCCTTGAAGAAACAACTGCGTGAGTTATATCCACATTTTAAAGATGATGAGATCGATCTTATGGCTGCGCTCACAGACAAAAAAGAAATAGCTCAACTGCAACGGGCCCATGGCAACGACTAGCGATTTCACCTGTAAGTATTGCACTCGATCATTCAGCCGAGAATCCACGCTGAGTGTGCATGTGTGCGAACAAAAGAAACGCTGGCAAGAACAAAGCGAGCGTGGTGTGCAGTTGGGCCTGCAGGGCTATCTAAAGTTCTACGAATACACACAAGGTTCGGCCAAACTAAAAGGTTGGGATGACTTTGTGACATCACCTTACTATCGTGCGTTTGTGAAATGGGGTAGGTATTGTGTGGCAGTGCGAGTGATCCAGCCAGAACGATTCCTTGAATGGTTGTTGAAAGGCAATCGGAAGATTGACAACTGGTGTAGTGATCGGCTATACACAGAGTATCTTGTGACACATGTGCAGAAAGAAACAGTGAATGATGCGCTGGCTAGGGCCATCGAACATGGGTTGGATTGGAGTGAACGGACTGCCTCTCCAGCACATGATTGTTTGAGATATGGCAGTGTGAATGCCACATGCCATGCTGTGACCACAGGCAGGATCAGTGCTTGGGTGATTTACAATTCAGAGTCCGGGCAGAAGTTCTTGACAGAACTCAACGCAGAGCAGGTGGCCATGATATGGCCTTACATTGATTCAGACATATGGCAGAAGAAGTTTGCGGATTATCCTGCGGATCAGGAATACGCAAAAGAGATTTTAACACAAGCAGGATGGTAGTATGATAAAGAATGTGTATGGTAGTGGACGATATCTAACCACTTACAGCAACAATGCCAGTAACTATGTGAGCAACTTCAGCGGGGCACAAGGCCTGGGAGATCTACGATTCAACACAGTGCATCAATGCCTGGAAGTGTATAACGGCTCAATGTGGCAACCTTTAAGCATGAGTGATGTCAGTGTGAGTCTAACAGGGGATGCTGTGGAGGCCATTGATTGGGCGAATCAAAAGCGCAAAGAAGAACACGATATTCGAGCATTGGCTGAACGGTATCCTGCTGTGGCTGATCAGTTGGCAGCAGTGCGCGAAGCAGAAGAAAAACTGCGTATGATCACACTCTTGGTCACTGTATGAGCGCAGACATTGACATTGATGTGCCCAATAGGGATGCTGTGCTGGCCCTGATCCCACACACTGCTGCACGGCAAAGCAACGGAAGGCGGCACAACTCTGGAATCTATGTAACAGAGATTCCGCGTGATCCTATCACAGGATCTAGTGCATTGGATTACGAAACAGCCGAAGCCCGTGGCTACTTCAAGATCGACTTGTTGAACATGAGTGTGTATAGTCTAGTACAGGATCCTGCACACTACGAGCAGATGTTGGCAGCAGATCCGCCTTGGTCCAGACTGTGGACAGATACTGAGTGGGCTCGGCAACTGGTTCACATAGGCAACTATACTGAATTGTTGCGAACTATGAAGCCGGATTCGATCGTCAGGATGGCTGCGTTTATCAGTGTGATCCGTCCAGGCAAAGCACACCTGCAGAATCGGCCTTGGCCTGATGTGTTTGAGTCAGTGTGGAATGGTGATGACAGTCGAGGCTACTCTTTTAAGAAAGCTCATGCTGTGGGATATGCAGCATTAGTGGCTTTGCATATGAACTTACTCAACACGCCTGACCAGAGTAATTGATTTTCTTTTGCCTTTTCGTCGGGCGATATCGTTGAGACTGCACACAGGACCGTGCAAGATTTCCAGGTCCTTGTTCACAAACGTGCGTAAGCACAGTCGGAATTCTTCCCATTCACCACGCAGGAATATGTTGATAGGAATGGATCTATTTGATTCCCACCACCAGGTGTTGGCCAGATCGATATAGCGTCGTTTCTGTTCGGCGTCTTGGATCACGCCAAAGTCGTAGATGGTGGTGATCACGTCATCGCGATTCTGTACGATGCCCACATATTCCATGTTGGAATACACACACAAGGTTATGAAAGGATACTTGTCTGCAAGTTTTTGAAATAAGTCGCTGCCCATATTGTATTGGTTTGGATATTTATACCCCGAGACTTCTAGGTAAATATCATTGGAGCTCACCACATGTATTCAACCCAGATCTATATCTATCAACAAATCCAACGTGTGTTGGTGCTGGATACCACAGATGGTGATGTTTTTGACCGGAGGTGGGATCCTGTGTATGCTAAAAAATTAACCATCAACAAAGGTGTTGACAATGTGATTTTGTTTGAGTTCATCAATCAAGATCAAAAACCTGTGAACATCACAGGATCAGACTTGCGATTCAAACTGATCAATCTAGCAGGCACAGCTCAGCTGATTGAAAAAAACATGGTCATAATCAACGCTGCTTTTGGTCGTGCCAAAGTCACACTCACAGCAGCAGAGACCACAGAGTTTCCAGCAGAACCATCCAGCTACAGCATAGAACGGGCCAGTGGCAATCTCGTAGAAGCAGTGTTTGTGGATGCCCAAGCACAAGGCCGTGGCGATGTGGACATCGTAGACTCAGTCAAGCCGGCATTTGTGCCCAGCCAGTTGGTGACCATTCCCACAATCTATGGTCCAGATTCTTATGTTGATCCTGTATTCAATTCCAACTATCCAGATTGGGCGTTGAATCCTCCAGGTGCATCGGGCAATGTGTTCAATGATCCACAACGCTTCAGCAGTCATGTGCCCACCAATGGTACCAGTTTTACCACATTCCAGATGGAGATGGATCATTACACCGGAAATGTCAGGGTACAAGGCGCCCAGACTTATCAATCTGTGTGGTCCGATGTCACTAATGTGCAAAGCTATTACAACAAAAGTGGTGCCGACTATATCAACGTGATAGGATATCATCCGCTGTTGAGATTGGTCAGTGACCAATGGCCAGGCACAGAACAAGTGCAGTTGGCTCTGGCCACAGCCACCGGAGCCAATGGGGTAATCACCGGAATCACTGTGACTCAGGCTGGATATGGATATCTTGCACCTCCCAAGGTCAACATCATTGGACTGGGTGCAGGTGCTGTGGCCGAAGCAGAAATTACCGGTGATCAAGTCAGTGCCATAAATGTTATAGACGGTGGTTCAGGGTATGTGGCCAATCCACAACAAAGCAATCGGGTAGCGGTAATCGGTATCAGTCGCGGAGCCATCATAAGCATACTAGTTAGATGACATTTAAAAAAATTGTAGGGTTTGGTGATAGCTGGATGTATGGTGACGAGTTACTGGATCCGGAACTGGTACGCAAACACTCAGATGCACATTCATGCTGGCACCAGAATGATGCTTATCGCAACAGCCACAATTTTCTGGGACTGGTTGGAAAACATTACGGAACACCTGTGGAAAACTTTGGCATCGCAGGTGGCAGCATGCAAAGTTCAATCTGGACATTCCAATGGTGGTTGGATCACGAACCTGATCCTGGCTCGTGCCTGGTACTGGTGGGCCATACAGATTCAGATCGCATGAGCTTTTACAATCCCAATCACCGCAGCTACGGCAATGATCCTCCATGGAACCGGTTCATCCATTCCACCTGGGTGCAGTATGGGTCAAGTGTGGTGCCCGAAGATTTCCGCACCATGGTCAAGCAACAGCTGGTGTTGACCAATTGTGCTGAACTGGCAAGATTGAACTATCAACAAACTGTGCAGTTGTTTGATGGTGTGGCAGCTCGACGAAATCTCAACATGATGCAGTTTCACATCATGCCTGCTGACGCGGAAATGAATCTGCCCACTGCGATCTGGCCCGGATTCTCTACCACCATGTGGTTCCGAGACCATCCGGGCAATCAGCGTCGTGAACTGATCATGCCCGGTGGCCATCCCAACGAGATCGGGCATGTAATGATTGCTGAAAAGTTGATTTCTACCATAGACTCTGCTACAATGTAAGGATGTTGGACATCCTTGGTTATCTGCCTGTGAAACGAAAAGCCACACCTTCGGGTTGGGTATCGTTTAACGCTGTGTGTTGTCAACACAACGGTAGCACAACGGATAAGAGAAGCCGAGGTGGTCTCAAACCCACAGAACAAGGTTGGAGTTATCACTGCTTCAACTGCAACTACACCGCCAGCTTTATCCTTGGCCGTTCAATGAGTTTTAAGGCCCGAAGGCTCTTGGGCTGGTTAGGTGTGCCCGACGCAGAGATTGATGCGTTGAATCTGGAAAGCCTGCGGCATCGTGGCATACATGGTATCATAGATGATCGCCAAAGAACGTTCAACACCCTGGCAGGTATTGAATTTGCGGAACAAGAACTACCGCCATTTAGTGAGTTGTTGACAGGTGAAGATCCTCGACGAGAGTACATAAGAATTCGGCGTGTGCCCGATGACTATCCTGTGATGATACAAGATCATCAGGAAAAATCATATCGGTATCGACCCAGCGTGATCATTCCATTTACCTACGACGATCGCATAGTGGGGCACACACAGAGATTCTTGGATGACCGCCGGCCCAAATACATCAGCAACAGTCAACCCGGATATGTGTTCGGCACGGACTTGCAGCATGCAGATTGGACCCATGTGATCGTGGTAGAGGGCGTATTTGATGCGCTCAGCATCGGCGGTCTAGCAGTGATGCACAGCACCATAAGTGATCAGCAAGCAAGGCTGATTCGCAGTCTAGGTCGAGAGATCACTGTAGTACCCGATCAGGACCTGGCAGGAATGGAACTGGTGGATCGTGCTGTGGAACTGGGCTGGGCAGTGAGCATGCCTGCCTGGCCCGACGGTGTCAAAGATGTGAATGATGCTGTCAAACTATATGGTCGTCTAGGTGCATTGCTAACTATAATTGACGCTAGAGAAACATCTCGTATAAAGATTGAAATATCCAAAAAAAAATTGGTTAAGAAATTAGATTATGCAAAAATTTAAACACTGGTTGGATCATCATGTTCCGTGGTTGTGTTACCGTTCTCCAAAAAATGCCAAACTGATTTATTTTAGTTGTAACAAATGCGCCAGTACATTTTATGATGCATTTTTTGAAAAGTTAAATTGGACAAAAACAACCACGCAAGACATCAACTGGTCAGAAGATCGTGTGTTTTCATACATAAGAAATCCATTGGTCAGACATAGAAAAGGCATCATAGAAGGTTTGTTTGGTTTCTTTTCTGAAATGAAACCAGTATTTTTTGGTAATCCGGAACGATTGAGATTTTTGGCCAATCTGACCAGTATAGAAGCACACAGTTACAGCATACATAGAATGTTAGGCGACAACGCCCGGCACATAGATTGGATTCCAATTGACACTGATCTTGACCATAAACAATACACACTGGATATTTTAGCAGAACACAATGAAAACATTGATCAAGAAACAGCAAACTGGTTAATCAATGCAGACAAGGTCAATGTATCAACTGTTGAAGAGATTGATTTGTACAATCAACTGTGCAGTATTGAAACGCCTCCGGAAATTTTAAGATATCTTGATTTTGACATCTGCTTGTATAATAAAGCAACAACTCCGCCGCCGCATATAGTGGCAGGAAAATATTATGCGGAAAGAATACAAGAATTGCTCAATCAAGGATTGTTGCAAAATGAAGCAGAAAAAATAGTTGACGTAGAAGTTTTTACAAAAATATAGATAGGGATTAGAAACGTGTTAAAAGATTACTCGGTTGATGTACAACGCTTGTTCTTGGAAATGATGTTGGAGGATGCACAAGGCTATGTGCGTGTGCAGAACATCTACAATCCAGAGAACTTTGATCGGAGCCTGCGACCAGTGGCTGCGTTTATCAAAGAACACGGCGACAAATACAAGACCTTGCCGGACCGCGCACAGATAGCAGCCACCACTGGTGTCCGGCTACAAGCAGTGCCTGAACTGAACGAAGGACACTTTGAATGGTTCATGACAGAGTTTGAATCATTTACCCGCAGACAAGAACTAGAACGTGCTATATTAAAAGCAGCAGACTTGTTGGAAAAGGGCGATTATGATCCTGTGGAGAAGTTGATCAAGGATGCTGTACAGATCAGTCTGACCAAGGACATGGGAACAGATTACTTTGCTGATCCGGCTGCACGGATACGCAGGTATTTTGAATCCGGTGGGCAAGTATCAACAGGCTGGCCACAGATGGATCGACTGCTGTATGGTGGATTCAGTCGAGGCGAACTCAACATCTTTGCCGGCGGATCAGGGTCGGGCAAGAGCTTGGTCATGATGAACATAGCGTTGAACTGGGTACAGGCCGGACTCAGTGGTGTGTATATCACCCTGGAACTGAGTGAAGAACTCACAAGTTTAAGAACAGATGCCATGCTCACAAACATGAGCACCAAGGACATACGCAAGGACATTGACACAGCAGAGCTCAAGGTCAAACTGGTGGCCAAGAAGAGCGGAAACTATCAAGTGAAAGGATTGCCGGCACAGAGCAACATCAATGACATCCGTGCTTACTTGAAAGAGTATCAGATCCAAACAAGCAAGCGAGTAGACTTTGTGATGATCGACTACTTGGACTTGTTGATGCCGGTGAGTGCCAAGGTCAGTCCAAATGATTTGTTTGTAAAAGACAAGTATGTATCGGAAGAACTGCGTAACTTGGCCAAGGAACTACAGATGCTCATGGTCACTGCGTCGCAGTTGAACAGATCAGCGGTGGAAGAAGTGGAATTTGATCACAGTCATATCTCGGGTGGCATCAGTAAAATTAACACAGCAGATAATGTGTTTGGTATCTTGACAAGTCGTTCAATGAAAGAGCGTGGCAAGTATCAGATCCAGTGCATGAAATCGCGTAGTTCAACAGGTGTAGGGCAGAAGATTGATTTAGAATACAATATCGACACCATGCGTATCACAGATGCAGGCGGCGATGAGAACGACAACGGATTCCGCAAGCCCAGCAGTGTGATGGAATCTATCAAGGCTCGTGCCAGTGTGGCGCCAGCAGATGCCACAGCACCGCCGGCCAAATGGGAGCGAGCCCAGTCCAAGCTCGGTGTTGATCCACTAGATCCTGCCCCAAAGATCACGGCAGATGTGCAAAGCAACAAGCTCAAAGAGCTGTTGGGCAAGATCAAAACTGGTTAAAAACCAATAAATAACTCAAAGGCCCTTGAACGCAATGCAAAAACGCACCCGCAGTCTGTTGGAAGAACTGGATTCCATGTATGTTGAGCGTGAGCGCGACTTGATAATAGAAAGCCGCGCATCAAACATCATTGCCGGTGCCATCAACTTGTTGGAACAGATAGATGCTGCCTACTCACCAGACCAAGCAGAAAATCTCACACGCAAACTGCTGAATGCAATCCGCACCCGGGATGCAGGCCGTTTTGCCAGAACCGTAAGGCGCAGTCATGCAAATCAATAAACTGCTGGAAGGCGGCAATGTATTCAAAACCAAGACCGGTGAACCACTCACACAGCGTATCAATCGAGCGGATGTGCCTGCCACGATCCACTGGATAGAGCAAGTTACAGGAATAGAATTTCCCAGGGACCGTTGGCTGGGATCAACTGGTAAAAAACCCACATCAGGCGACTTGGATCTTGCTGTGGATCTAAACGAAGTAAGCAAAGAACAACTGGCCGGAATCCTTACACAATTTGTGCAAAGCCAGGGCCTGGATCCTAGAGAATATGTGAGCAAACGAGGTGAAGTGCATCTACGCACACCCATTGGCGGAGACGCCAATCGCGGATTTGTGCAGACTGACTTCATGTTCTTTCCCGACTTGGATTGGGGCGGATTCTTTTACAGTGGTGGCGAAGATTCAGAATACAAGGGCATGAATCGCAATGTGTTGATGTCCAGCATAGCCAAGCAGCTGGGACTCAAAGTGGGTGCCAACGGCATGTTCTCTCGTGCCACAAATGAGCTGGTGCGTGGGGGCATGGATCCTGACTATGTAGCCACAGTGCTGTTAGGACGCGGCGCCACTCGTGACAATCTAAAGAATGTGGAATCAATCTATGCTGCACTCAGCAATGATCCTGACCGTGAAGCTAAAGTAGCAGACTTCCGTGAGTATCTTGCCAAGGAAGGCATGCGAGAACCAGAAATGACTGTGCGTGAAAGTGATGCCAACTTCCTAGCTCGCTTGCGTGATCGCATCGTAAATCAAGGCATGCAGCCCTTGATCGAGACCAAACGATCATACAATCTCTACGAACAAGAACCTGTGGCAGTGGGCGGCAAAGCCAAGGGCATTGAGCACCTGGAAGACTATGTGTTCCGCAGCGGATCAGCAGGAGTGGATCGAGCACTGCAAATAGCTGACTCTTTCTATGCGGATCCCAAGACAGGATCTGTGAAATGGGATGGCAAGCCTGCTGTGGTGTTTGGCCGCAAGCCGGACACAGGTGAGTTTGTGCTTACAGATGATGCAGGATTTACTGCGGAAAGATTGTTTACCAGTACCGATGAGGTTGCTACAGACATGGCCAGACGAGATACCAACGCTGCGGCCAAAGGCAATGCGGCCACGAGAGTTCAGACTTTGTTGCCCACATATGAAGCTATCTGGCCATATCTAGAAGCAGCCACACCCGGAAACTTCCGTGGTTATGTCAAGGGCGATCTGCTGTATATCGCAACACCAGAGGTAGAGGCAGGCAATCTCGTATTCCAACCCAACACAGTAGCATACAGAATTCCTGTGGCCAGTGATCTAGGAAAGAAAATAGCCAACAGTGATGTTGGTGTAGCAGTGCATACCATGTATGCAGATGCAGATGCTGAAAAGCAACCACTCAGCAGAGTAAAGTTCAATCCTGTGCCAGGATTGTTACTGATTGAACCCATCTATGCCCAGCCTGTGCCCAAGAACAACGACATAACCAAGAAGATCCGAACACTGCTGCGACAAAATCGAGCAGCCATAGACACCCTGTTCAACCCCATGGAACTGCGAGCCATGAAGATCACTGACTTGGCCAAGTTGGCCATTGATTACATCAACAAACGGGTAGATCCAAGACATGCTGCTTACACAGGTGATTTCAGTGATCTGGTACCGGGTTTCATGGCCTGGTTACAACAAACACAAACACCACAAAAGGTCAGCAACATAGCACAGTATCTGCGTAGTCCCACCTCAAACGAGCAAGGCCTGGCTGCTGCGTTCTTGTTGTTTGAATTGCTGCATGATCTCAAACTGGATCTGCTGGGCAAACTGGATGCACAGGTGCCGGGCAATGAAGGATGGGTGTTTGCCACTCCTGTGGGCTATGGCAAAGCCGTGAACAGATTTGACTTTACTGCCAGAAACAAAGCCAGAAACAACTAGCCAAGGGCGTGATTTTTTGCCAATTTCATAAATAAGAGTAGGGCAAAAGCCCACTTTTTAGGAGATTTTAAAATGGCAGTATTTACACAAACAAACGGTACCACACAACCAGTGTTCAACATGGACACGGCCAATGGTAACATTGCAGGCACAGCTAACATTGCTGCAACTGGATCGGTCAACTTCCAAGGCCCCAAGCTGGATTTCTTCAGCTTTGCCGCTAACGCTAGTTTGGTTACCTCGGCTAACGTCAATGGTTACATCAACAACCTGATGCAAGCCATCCAGACCAAAGGCACAGTGGCTATGTATCAGGTCAGTCCGGCGGCACCTACAGTTCTTAACTTGGCTATCTATCCAACAGGTGCTTACACCACTACAACATTGTTGGCCACTGCTAATACCAGTGCCACAGTGGCGTCCGGTGGTCAAAACATTCAATTGAATACATGTGCAGGCAATGCTGTGTTCGTCACAAGCGCAACCAACTTTGCTCCTACCTAATTTCGGGTAGAGGTAAACAATCAAGGCCCTGGTTTATTTCCAGGGCTTTTTTTTGGCCGTAAATACGCCATGACCATGAGCATTCGTGTAACAACTGATTTTGATTGTAGACCCACAGGCATAACTGGTCATTTTCGCTCCAACATCTTGCCCATCACTGACCAACAAGGGCAGGCAGTGACCAACCAAGGCACATGGTTGCGAAGCAGAAATCAACAACGCAACTGGGAAACCATAATGCAGTTGATCAGTCTTTACACACAACCTTTGCAAGTGAGTCGTGTGCGGGTGGAAAATCTCCGCTGGCAGTTTGATTTTGATGCCGATCAGAAAGATGTGTTTCGACTCGACAATGATCCGGTGGGTCGGCTGAAACAAGCATGCACTGGTGTGCCTGTGATAAACTATGTAGAACAAGAACTTACCACACTGTTGCGACCAGATGTGAACATTTGGTTTGAGTCCGTGGAGCATAAATAACTTCATGGACACCACCGATATTGAAAAGAAAAGCCTAGAAGCCCACGTTGAGCTGTGCGCCGAACGTTACCGTATGTTGGAACTCAAGATTCAAAATGTTGAGTCAGATGTGAGTTCAGTAAAAACCATGGTCACGGAAGTGCATGTCATGATGCAAAAAATGGCTGCAAAACAAACTGATCGACTGATCAGTTGGGGCATCGGCATCATTGGTTTTCTCATCGGCACTGTGGGTTGGTTGATATCACAGTACATACTAAAATGAAAGCCAGTCGCAAACTTGCTGCGCTGGCCGAGCGTGAACTGCCCGGCCTTCTTGACCAAGTGATCATCGAAGACGGAGAAAAATACCGTGCGTTTGGCAGATACACCATACATCCTGTGGAAGGTCTGTTCCGGGTGCGTCTTAGAGATGATGACATTGGCATATTTTCAGGCACAAAATCTGCTCTGGCCTGGTGCATAGCAGACAACTTGCACAGATTCAATCTGGCTAGACAGATAAAAGAACTGGATCAGTCCATCACACGATTACGAAATGACATACATGTGCGGCGCAGCCTGGCCGAACGCACATCCGGTCACACCTGGGAAAACTTGATCAACAAGACCACTGCCAGACAAGAGCAAAGCCAGGTGCTGGAAAAAGAACTGGCAAAATGTATAAATTTGGCTAAATACTGGCAACTACGAGGAAACTCAGATGAAACTAAACGAACTGGCCGTAACACGCCCCACACAACAAATCGCTAAAGTATTTGAGGGTCATTTTGACCAACAGGTACAATTTGATTCGCTGAATCGCAAGCAACTGCACAGCATGTATCGCCAGGTGCGCGGTGTGTTGAGCGAAGTGCGTTCTAGCACTGCTCGCCATCACAGCGAACAGGATCCGGCTTATCTCAAGATGATGATGATGGAACAAGCCTTGGCTGAAAAGATCTATGAAGATGAGATGGCAGCTCAAGGTGGAACAGCACCCGCTGCTGGTGTAAATCCACAACAGGCTGCTGCCATGGCTGCTAAACAAAAAGTAGATACAGTAAAGAAACTTGAAACTGATCTAGAAGCAAAGAAAAAAGAAGTTACCGACCTCCAAAATCAACTCAACGCTGCCAAGACCACTACCACTGTGGCAGAATGGCGTCGTCGTGCTCGAGACGGTGGTTACTATCTCAGCGAAGGTGAAGTGCAACAGGCCCAAGTGGTCCTGGCTGCACAAGACATGGTTGACAAGATGCAAGACATGATTGAAGACAGTACCGAGATGCAATTCAAAGAATTACCAGCCCTGGTTGATTCAATCAAGAACCAGATCGGTCAAGAGCAAGCAGCACAGTTCAACAATGATGCACAGGCAGCACTCAGCGGATTAGTACAGAACTTACAAGGCAGCAAGCAACAACTTGAACAAGCATTAGGTGTGGTGACCGGACAAGGTCCAGTGGCCATGCCGGGTGCCGATGCAGGTATGATGCCTCCAGGTGGTGATCAGGGACTGGCTGGTCCTCCTCCGGGTGAAGAAATGCCGCCGGCACCCGTTGAACCTGGTGCTGCTCCAGCAGCAGCTCTGGGCCGCGAGCGCAGATAATGCGAATCACAGAAGTAGAAGCCGACAACACAGCAGACAGACTCATGGCATTGGCCCAGTTTGCTATGGGTCGTGCTGAAGATACTTCTGCTAAAATGCAAATGCCTGTGGCAGCATTTATCAAACGAGCACAGAGCATGGGCATAGACATTGACCCAGATACCTTGCAAAGTTTGGTAGGTCAGCCACCACTGAATGGTATATTCAATCCAATGAGTCCCGACGCTGTTGAACTCACATTCAAAGGCGGAGACAAGCCCGGACCGGTAAAAATGCCAGTGAATCAAGCACAAGACATCGTGGCCAAAGCCGCACAATCCGCACTGGCCAAGAATCGCGGCGTGTAATCCAAAAGGATTGACACAGCACAATAAATAGTGTAACATACACTAAAGGAAACACACCATGGCCTATTCTTCTCAACTGATCGATCACTATGAAAATCCGCGCAACGTAGGTAGCTTTGAAAAAGGTGATGATACTGTGGGCACAGGCATGGTAGGTGCACCAGCCTGTGGCGATGTAATGAAATTACAGATAAAGGTCAATCATGATACAGGTATTATTACAGATGCAAAATTTAAGACGTATGGCTGCGGATCGGCTATCGCGAGCTCGAGTCTTGTTACAGAATGGCTTAAAGGCCGAACACTTGACCAAGCAGGAGAAATCAACAACTCCAAAATTGCCGAAGAATTAGCATTGCCACCAGTCAAGATTCATTGTTCAATACTTGCAGAAGATGCAATCAAAGCGGCAGTAGCAGACTATCGTAGCCGCCATGATCTCGTTAACTGATACTGCTCAAACCAAAATTCAACGATTGCTAGACCAACGCGGCGGTGTGGGCATCCGACTAGCAGTAAAAACTACCGGTTGCTCTGGACTGGCTTATGTGTTAGAATATGTTGATGCACACACCGCGGACGATACCACGATAAACTATGCTCAACCAGGTTTCTCTGTGATAGTGGACAAACGACACGAAGTATACCTTTCAGGTATGACCGTGGACTATGTTCGCCAAGGTCTCAACGAAGGATTTGAATTCTCCAATCCTAACGAGCGCGATCGCTGCGGGTGTGGAGAAAGTTTTAGAGTTTAACTTGTACAATCCACGATTCAATTATCAACCCATACCCAGGGTCACAGTAGAGGGTAAGAGATTCTATGCCACACCCGATGGCAACAATTTACCATCAGTGACCACTATTCTTGACAAGACCAAGAGTGAAGCCAGCCGAGCAGCACTACACAATTGGCGTCGTGCTGTGGGAGCGGAGAAAGCACAACAGATCACCACCGAGGCTGCCAATCGTGGCACCAGGATGCATACCTATCTCGAAGACTATGTAAAAACCGGTGAGATCAAAGAACGCGGCACCAATCCATTTTCGTGGTCAAGTCATGAGATGGCCCGGACTGTGATTCGTGATGGATTGAAAAATGTCACAGAGTTCTGGGGCATCGAAGTTCCACTATACTTTTCAAAAATCTATGCAGGCACCACTGATGGTGCTGGATTGCATCTAAACGAAGAATCCATCCTGGATTACAAGCAGACCAACAAGCCCAAGAAACGCGAATGGATTGACGATTACTTTGTGCAGTTATGCGCCTATGCAGAAGCACACAACGAACTGCATGGCACAAAAATACGCAAAGGTGTGATCCTGATGTGTGTGAAACCAGATGTTGATGAACATCACAATCTCATCAGCCAGCCACAATATCAAGAATTCATTCTTGAAGGTGCAGAATACGACCGTTATCGTGATCTGTGGTGGCGCAAAGTAGAAGAATACTATACTCGGCACATCTAGACTGCCCTGACTGATTCTGGATAAATACAGCACAGAATTAGGACTCCCATGGCAATAGTTCAAGTATCACGAATAACAAATCGCAAAGGTCTAGCAGAAAATCTGCCGCAATTGGCCGGCGCAGAATTAGGCTGGGCCATCGATGAACGCCGATTGTTCATTGGCAATGGCACACTACAAGACGGTGCTCCGGTGATTGGAAACACCGAAGTTCTAACAGAATTCTCGGACTTCTTGTTGGTAAATGGTGCGTACACCTATCGAGGTGAAGCTGCCGGATACACAGTACAGACCGGTGCCACTTCCGGCAGCCCGATCAGTTTGAATCTACAGCAATGGCTGGATCAATTTGCCACTGTGCTGGACTTTGGTGCAGTGGGTGATGGAGTCACAGACGATACCGAGGCCATCAACCGTGCGCTGTATCAGCTGTATTGCAGAGAAGTCAATCCACAGATACGCCGTTCATTGTTCTTTCCAGCAGGTAGATACTTGGTGACTGAATCCATCGTGATTCCACCCTATGCCACGTTGTACGGTGAAGGTATCAATTCCAGTGTGATTGTGATGGACTCTTCCAGTGCTACTTCTGCCCTGAGTGAGTATGTGGCGAGATTTGGAGACAGTCTGCAACAGACCGGGGTGAACATCGGCAACAATGGCGCCACACCTCCGGTAGACATCTCCATATCCAACATGGGATTTGAGAGTCTGGATCTGGTGGACATCTTCCTGGTGGAAGATGCTGAACAATGCACCTTTATGGATGTGAGTTTTCGGGGACCACTGGTAGAAGCGGATCTGGTTGATCAACTGGACAGCATAGCCTGTGTGCATTTTGCATCCACACTGAGCCTGATATGCAGCAGTATCACTTTCCGCAGATGCACATTTGGCGGTACCACTTGGGCATTCGAAACCCCCAATCAAGTTCAAGGTGTGCTGATCACAGAAAGCACATTTGACACCTTGTATCAAGGTATCCAACTGGGGGATCCTGCTCCAGTAAATGGTGGTCCCACAGGATTCCGCATCTTGGGCAATGTGTTCGACAACATCTATGCTGAAGGCATCTACATCGCTGCCAACACCGTGATGAATGTCAGCGGATACAACATGTTCTATGATGTGGGCAATCACTTCAACGGTACCACTGCACCTGCCACTGCTGTGATCAATTTTGTAGGCGCCAACAACGTCAGCATCGGCGACATGTTCCAACGCACCACTGCTTATGCAGGAACTTATGCTCGCATCAACATCAACAATGGTATCAGCATAGCCTTTGATGGTGCCAGTCAGATGCAGATGGGCACATACACACGAGAGACCGGCACCGTGGCCACTGTGGCCAACAATGCAATCAATCAAGTGATTTTTACTTTTGATGCTACCGATGTTCGAGCTGTGCAGATCAATTACACCGTGGTGAGAAACACAGGAACACGTACAGGTGTGTTTACCATTGTGGCAGGAACAGACAATGCCGGCACTGGCCTGACCAGCAATGATGCTGGCTTCGAAAACGCAGCGACTGGGGTGACCTTTGGCGTACAAGAACTAGCAGGACAGGTCAGTTGGTTAGCCAGTACCACCAACACAGGCATCGCTGCCACTTTAAATTATTCAATAACTCGACTTGCCTGATGTGGTGTTCTACCTTTGAACAACGCCTGGCGGCGTGGACAGCATTGCGAGACCGTGTTCGCGATCTCCCCGCTTCCGATGCTCTTGATGAAATCAATGCCTGGTGGCAACGAACACCCTGGCGTGCATATCATTTGCACTGGGAAGATCGGCCGGATTGGCCGGACCCTTGGCAACTTTTAAGCGATAATATCTATTGTGATCTTGCTCGTGCCCTGGGAATCATGTATACTATCACTGTGCTAGATCGTGATGACATACAAGACGCTGTATTGATAGAGACCGAACAGGGCAATTTAGTCCAGGTTCAGGGCGGGAAATATATACTGAATTGGGGAACGGATCTTGAGTTAAATACCAGTCTTCAAACAAGCAAACATCACATCGCACAGAGCGAAATAAAACAACAACTATATTGAGTAGAAATGACACAGATCACAGTTATCAAGCGTAATGGCCGCAGAGAGCCACTAGCACTGGAAAAATGGCAGACACAGATTGCCAAGGTATGTGCAGGCATAGCAGACGTAAGTCAAAGCATGGTAGAGATCAAAGCACAGATGCATTTCTACGATGGCATCACTACCAAAGAGATTGATGGCATCACACTCAGAGCCATTGTGGATCTGATCGATGTGGAATCTAATCCAGATGTAGGGCATACCAACTATCAGTATGTGGCCGGCAAACAACGCCTGTCTATGCTACGCAAAGATGTTTATGGCAGTTATGATCCTCCCCACTTGTATGAGATCGTCAAGAAGAATGTGGCAACTGGTCTGTACACTCCGGAACTGTTGGAATGGTACAGTGAGGACGACTGGAACCGTATGCAGGACATGATCGATCATGACAAGGATGAAAGCCTGAGTTATGCTGCGATTGAACAATTGATTGAAAAGTATCTGGTGAAGAATCGGGCTACCAAGGAAACATATGAAACACCTCAAATTCGATACATGGTGGCAGCGGCTACTGTTTTTCACAAAGAAGAGCCCAACACCGCAAGAATGCGATATATCAAAGAATATTACAATGCGGCTTCTGACGGTCTCTTTACTCTTGCTACTCCTGTACTTGCTGGACTCGGTACTCCTACAAAGCAATTTTCGAGTTGTGTCCTTATACGGAGCGATGATGACTTGGATAGTATATTTGCTTCAGGAGAGATGATGGCCAAATATGCCAGCAAGCGAGCTGGCATTGGTCTCGAGATTGGAAGACTGCGTCCCTTGGGCAGTCCTATCCGTGGTGGAGAGATCATGCACACCGGCATGATACCTTTCTTGAAGAAGTGGTTCGGTGACCTACGCTCATGCTCACAAGGAGGTATCCGTAATGCAAGTGCTACTGTATTCTATCCCATTTGGCATCTGCAGTTTGATGATCTTATTGTTCTTAAAAATAATCAAGGCACAGAAGAAACACGGGTACGACATATGGATTATGGAGTCGTTCTTAGTGCATTTTTCTGGCGACGTTTCAAGAACAAGGAAAACATAACTTTCTTTGACCCCAACGAGGTTCCTGACTTGTATGAAGCATTTTATAAAAATACTCCGCTGTTTGAAGAACTTTATGTCAAATATGAAAAGCAGAAGGGCCTGCGTAAGAAGACGATGGCTGCGGAGGAAGTTTTCAAGAGTGGTATTCTCAAGGAACGAACAGACACTGGACGTATATATCTAGTGTTCATTGACAATGTGATGAGCCAAGGACCGTTTGATCCGGAATATCACACCATTTACCAGAGTAACCTTTGCTGTGAAATACTTTTGCCTACTCGTTCCTTTAAGCGGTTGGATGATCCTACTGGTCGTATCGCACTTTGCACATTGGGAAGTCTCAACTGGGGAGCCTTCCGTAACCCAGAAGATATTCGCCGTGCTGCCCGCATTCTGCACCGCAGTCTCAATAATATTCTTGATTACCAAGACTTCTTATCCATCCAATCAAAACTGTCCAACGACGAAATCCGACCGCTCGGCATCGGTGTCACAAACCTTGCCTACTGGCACGCCAAGAGGGGCCTGCGTTACGGGGAGAAGGATGCTTTAGCCGAAGTCAAAAGTTGGATGGAACACATGGCGTTCTATCTCACAGAAGCGTCAGTAGAACTAGCACAAGAACGCGGTGCCTGCTTGGGCAGCGAACACACACGCTACGGCCGAGGTGTGTTTCCTTGGGAACTACGAGCTCGCGGTGTGAATGATCTTGCTGACTTTTCTCCGGAACTGGATTGGGAAACCCTACGCACCAACATGAAAACGCATGGTGTTCGTAATGCCACACAGATGGCAGTGGCTCCGGTAGAGTCCAGTTCGGTGGTGATCAACTCAACCAACGGCATTGAAATGCCCATGAGTCTGATCAGCGTAAAGGAAAGCAAGGCAGGTAGTTTTGTGCAGGTGGTTCCTGAATATCACAAGTTGAAAAATAAATATCAGATGATGTGGGAACAAAAAGACTGCGAAGGCTATCTCAAGACTGCGGCAGTGATTGCAGCGTATGTGGATCAATCGATCAGTACCAACACATTCTACAATCCTGCACACTTTGCAGATCGCAAAGTACCTACCACACTGATTGCTCGGAATCTCATGCAGGCACATGTGTGGGGGTTGAAAACTTTCTACTATAGCCTGATCAACA